TGACGACACTGGAGCATCTACTCCAACAGGAGGCCCCGCTAACTGCCCCCTACATCCCAACGAAAAACATGACCAAGCTCGGCCAGGAGATCATTCGACTGGCCTACGCCAACGAAGACAAGCCCGGGAAAGTCGCCCGGGAGGTTCTTCGCCTGCTCTCAGAGAAGGGCATGGGGTTGTAAAAATCAACTAACCCAGGCGATCCTTCAGCTTGGCCAGCTGCCACTCGATCGCCTCAATGGACTGCATCGCGATCGGATCCGGCCCGCCGCGATCTGAGTCCCTTGGCATCGGCTGATCTTGCTCGTGGGCATGCATCAGCTCTTGCACGCCAGCGCGGAAGTCTTTCAGATCGACTTTCTTCCCCGGGCATGACTTTGATGTCCGAGGGTCGTCTCGGTGGCCGTTGATGGAGTCCACGCCCCATCCGGTTCTTTCAAGAATTGCGGCTGCCGCACGGGTTGCCATGTTCCAGCAGGCCAGCCCTCGCCCAGAGTAGGGATCCTCTGAATCGTAGTCGCCGAGCACTTCAATCCCGATGTGGGAGCGGTTGAAGCTGACGGCGTGAACGCCTCGCTCATCCAGTGGGCTCATCCCAAATATCTGATCATCGTCGATGAAAAGGTGCGGACCCCTGCTCCATCCAAGCGTGCCCTGGTAGTAGCTTTGGATGTTCTGGATGTGTTGGGCCTTGAGCCCGTTCGGACGCTGCCGGAGGGAAGGGGAAGCCGTGTGATGCATGGTGATCCCGCGAGCCCACGAAAGGTCAACGGTGCGCAGATAATCCGCGAAGCTCGCCCCATCCCACACTCGACCAACAAGGGAGAAACTCATGGCGCAGGAATGGCTTTGCCTTTGATGAAGCTCCGGCCCGCGGTGTAGGAGCCGGCGATTCCCGTATTGGCCAGGATGGCGGAGATCAAAATTTCAGGATCGATAGAGATGCCCCAGCGTGATAGAAAACCCGATCCGATACCAATCGCGAGATTGATCACCATGGCAATGACAGAGCCCTTCCACTCGGTGGTCTGGCTCCCCGTTTTTTGTGCTTGTTCTGTGCTCATGCGTCTAGAGTTTTTCCGGAATAGCAATTCCCGCGATCCCGATTGGTTGCTCAATACCGTCCGCGTATCGCGGATATTTTATGATCCTCATAGGCTCAATGGATTTGTCTGGCATTTCGATCCGCTCCATCAGATCCATCACCTCACGCCTCCTCCATACCTCCTTATCGTTGGCCATGAATTCAGCGGCTATCTCTGCGGGCCAGACCGCTGCATCAGTGTGATGGAGGTAGTCTTGGAGTTTATAGCCTCGAGGAAGCAGAAATGCCCTCTCATAAGCTCGGTTTACTGCGAGAACACGGCCATCCTCATCTTTCACCCATTGCGGGAGCGGCGATGAATCATGAGAGGATGAAAGAATGATGAACTGCGTCAGTAAGCGCTGATTCTCGTTTTCCAAGAGCTGGCAACGCTTTTCGAGCCCTCTCTTCGCCAGCTCCAGCTCCGCTAGCCTTTTCTCTAAATCATCACGGAGACGAGTGGCACTTGCCACTTGCATCCTCCAAAGCTGCGCCAGCGCAGCTGCCATGACGCCAATGGCCGTCATGAGTGCCCCCTCGATTCCTGTCATAATCTGAAAATTGAATGCTAGACTTGCTCTTTTCCAGCCTCAGAAATGGGCGTTTCTCTGGCGAAAGACGAGTCCTGTTGAACGAAGAAAATCTCGCGCCATCGTCGATCGCTCTTTTGCCTGGGCGGTGTGTCTCTCCAAGAACCGGAATCCATATTGCCTGAATACCTTGATCCAGTAATCGGAGGGTTGGCAGTTGACGTGATGGTGCCCGCCGGCGCCAGGCGGCGCAGCCGTCATGATGACAAATCGGCAGCGCTGAAAGGCGTGCATGGCATTCGGAAGAAATCGTTCCTCAATGTGCTCTAGAAATTCAACGGACCATCCAAGATCGTATTTTTTCAAGCCTACGCAGATGCCTTTCGTGAAGTCATGTCGAATCAAGCCAGGGAAACCATCGATGGACGGATCACCGTCGATCCCATCAGCCAAGCGCAAGAGCTTGGAGGCGAGGCGAACCATCCCGCCAGGTCCGCATCCAATATCAAGGAAGCTTTGCGCCTTCCATCTTGCAATGGCCCATCGGAGAGCTCCCTCATCAATGTGAGTGATCCCAGCATGGCCTCCAAGATGAGCGCCAGTCTTCATAGGCCAAGGCGAGCAGAGAGATGGTGTGGAAGGGAATCCGCGGACTGCTTGACTTGTAGTGACAGAAGGGCCGCAAGAATGTGATCACGAGGCTCTGGTTTCCTTAGAAACCCTTCTCCGATTGCCACCACCTCCAGCCCCTGAATCATGGAGCACTCAAGAAGTGATGTCGAGTTGATCCCATAGACGAGCGAAGCATGCCTAGCGATCTTCCGGATGTCTCCATGCTTCACAAGGGGGAATCCATTGGTGTCATAGTTGGATGAGTCACGCGGATGCCTCTTGAAGACGAGAGGCATGCCAGACTCAAAGAAGAATTCACAGCAGTGATCTATGAAGTGCTGCATCAGCTTGAAAGGAGAGTGCTTTCTGATTTGAGTGTCGCTCTCAAGCTGAAGCGGGATCAATACATATCCATGAGGATCATGTTTTGGGACATAATGCTTCTGGAACTCCCTAAAGTCGTCTAACTGGTCACTTGTGAGCCACTCTAGTGAGTCATTCATCACAGATGACTCCGGGCCAATGCCCATGGCATCGTAAAACACATTCCCAAATTGAGGAAAGAAACCGAGCTCGGCATAGATGATCTTCACGCCTCGTGACTTGGCTAAATCTACCGCTGGCCGCTGCCATTCATTCTGACCATTCCATACAACCAGCAGATTGCTGCCTTCCATTTTCTCTTTGAAATCCAAAGGGCCTCCCCATTCATAATCCCATCCTCGGCTTGATAGATGCCGGATCAATGGATCGAAGCATACCCAGTCTTTGTCTTTAAGAAATGTGGCCTTCATCGATGCATTGTTGAAAAGCTGAGATGACTTTCTCTGGGGTGATTGATCGGCTGCATTCAAATTGACGCGAAGTCCCTTTGCGGTCAGGGCACCATTGCCAGTCATTGGCCTGAATGCGATGACGGTTAAAACATCCAGCGCAAACATTGTCAGGCGCTGAAACTTTCACAGCCTCGCTCATTTCAGTCCAGGGATGAGAGAATCCGCTAACTAGCACGGTTGGCGTTTCTAGTGCCCATGCCATCCAAGTCAACCCGGACCCCACTCCTATGAATGCGTCTGCATGGCAGATGAATGTTGCTGTGGTTTCTATCTGATAGTCCGGCAGTCGTTCGGCATCCGCCGGCAAACGGTTCCCCATGAAACCATCTTCTTCGCGAGAAGCAATAAACACGCGATATCCTCGGGATTTCAGCCAGGAGGTCACCTCATCCCATCCAGATGGGTGATTCCAATATTTGGCTTGAGAGGTCGAATGAATACCGAGGCAGACATAGTGGTCATCAACCGGCCTACCTCTGGTCGAGATAGAAACCCTTGGCCTAATTTCAACCGGCGGAAGGCCCAGTTGGCGAGCGGCTGTCCACTGCAAAGGCTCCGTCCTGGGGTCGTGACTGTGCTTGGTCGGATCTGGCAGCGACTCTTCAGATTCATCATAGAAAAATCCAATATTTGTGAGTGCGTAGATGTTCTTGACCTCAACTCCCGGCCCAATCCATTCAATCGAAGGATACGCAGACTCCACCCATTCGTTGTGATGAGAGCAGGCGACCACTTTGCATCCCCATCTCTGCTGAAAATTCTCCAGGTAAGGGACCCATGCCAACGTGTCCCCCATTGAGGAGGAGCCGATGGAAACCAACACCCTCTGCCCAGAAGGATTGAAGCGATGCTCATAAACATGAGCGCCGTCTCGCTTAATCACTACCCTCCAATCTTCAAGCCAATAGAAAGGGAAGATGACTTCTCCTGTTGCTTGAGCAGTTGCCGATCTTAGGACCCCCTGGCCGTCGTAGAGAAAAACATCATGCGGCAAAGACGTCGGCATGATGACATGAATTCCACCGACAAAATGCACCATGAATGAAGGCGCAATTTCAATGTCCTCATAGGGATCTCTCATTAAGCGCATCAGCTAGTGATTTCGGGTCGTCAAGGTCAATAAAACTCACATCGTCATCTGCGTGAGATCCCTCATAAACTTCGAGGGGAGAAATGAAACAGGGGAGGCCAGCAGATAGAGCTTCTCTTAGAGAGATCGGCGCCAGCTCCTTCGTGGAGGGCAGCACAAATGCATCAGCGGCCTTTAGGATCTTGTCGATATCTCTCCTCTCTCCCCACACTTTACAATTCGATGGAACCGTGAGCCTGCTCCAGTAATCCTCCATGTTCGGCGCCCGATTCCCTACAAAGTGAACCTCCCAACTGTCCGGAAGGTGCCTTGCGGCATCAATCGTCCAATCCTGGCGCTTGTGGGCGGTCCAAAGCCCCAATTGCACTAAATGCTTTTTCTTTGGATCCATGCCTAAAGATCGCTGAAGCGTTCTCTTAAAAGACTTAGGCGGAGGGCGTCGAGTGATTGGGTATTCCCAAACAACTACGTCTGCCGAGGGAATCTGTTGGTGAATCATTCGGGCCTGCCAATGACAGACCGCAATATATCTATCTGCCTTGTAAGGTAGCGATGAGTAATCAAGATCCCGCTCATGTGAGGTTAGGACAAATATCCATCTTCCTCTCCTTTGAAGGATGTCGCCGACTGTTTTTTTCGTCAGGAAGGACGTCGGCTCCTCTTGGAAATGCACTAAATCAGGATTGAGATCATCAATCAGTGAGATCAGTGATCCCTCATTTCCATTATGACATGACCAGTCATGGCCCTTGCGGATATTGTCTCTCTGAACAGTGTAATCGTCAGAGTAGTTTTTAAATTCGGCAAAGTGGAATTCATGAGGGCATTGTTTCATGAATTGCTCCACATAGGCCGGCATTCCTCCAGTGCTACAGTGGGGAGCGATGATGAGTGATTTCATGGTCAAGGGTTGTGCTCTATCAGACAGACGTTCCCGAGGTTCCAGAGCTGCCGCTCGTTCCTGACGTGCCGCTGGACCCATTGATCCCGCTTGTCCCGGAACTGCCATTGATTCCGCTTGTTCCGGAGGTTCCACTTGTCGGCGTGGCTATAAGATTTGCCCATGTGCCGCCCTCTTGCCTCCATTGGAAATAGCCGCCAGAGATTCTCATCTCAACGCTGTATCCAGACGTCCCTGACGTCCCTGAGCTCCCGCTAGTCCCTGAGCTTCCTGAGCTTCCAGAACTGCCACTCGTCCCGCTCGTCCCATTCACCCCGGAGGTCCCCGACGTTCCAGAAACCCCTGAGCTCCCAGACGTTCCACTAGATCCCGAACTTCCAGAACTGCCACTCGTCCCGCTCGTCCCATTCACCCCGGAGGTCCCCGATGTCCCTGAGACTCCCGAGCTTCCAGATGTTCCAGAGCTCCCCGAACTGCCTGAGCTCCCCGAGCTGCCGCTAGTGCCACTGGTTCCATCGTTGCCCGAGGTCCCCGACGTTCCATTTACACCCGAGCTTCCGCTAGTGCCCGAGCTTCCTGAGCTGCCATTCACTCCTGAACTGCCCGAAGTCCCATCTTGGCCCGAAGTGCCACTGGTTCCATTTACACCTGAACTTCCCGATGTCCCGCTCGATCCGGAGCTTCCACTCACTCCTGAGCTGCCGCTGGTGGCCGAAGTCCCAGAGCTTCCCGAGGTCCCCGATTGTCCTGACGTTCCCGAGGTTCCCGATACTCCGCTGCTGCCTGACGTTCCGCTGCTCCCGGAGGTTCCTGACGTGCCATTGTCGCCGTCTACTCCAGATGTCCCGGAGGCTCCTGAGCTTCCGCTAGTCCCTGAGCTTCCTGAGCTGCCACTTGTCCCATTGACCCCCGACGTTCCATTATTGCCATTGATTCCGCTAGTGCCCGATGTCCCGCTCGATCCGGAGCTTCCAGAACTGCCCGACGAAGAGCTTGTGCCCGATGTCCCACTAGTTCCGTCGTTGCCATTGATTCCTGATGTTCCAGAAGTGCCACTGGAACCGGAGCTGCCGCTGGAACCGGAGCTGCCGCTGGAACCGGAGCTGCCGCTGGAACCAAACCCAAAGGCCGATGGATACTCCATCAGGATTGTCCCGGAAGAATCCACCCGAGGAACCTTCCCTGAATCAGCGACGGTGACATCTGGGAGCTGTTTGTGCCGCGCCCTGTCAGAGTAATACTCCACCCCATGGCGATAGTAGACGACGGTGATCTTGCCGCTTGAGTTGGTGGCGTCGAGGATGTGCCAGGCGTATTTCCCTACATCGCCCGAGCTCCCGGGAGCGTCGTAATTGTCGGGAGTGTGCTTTTTGAGCCCGGTCGGCTTCGAGGTTCGCCACTCCGTGGTCACGGCGGTGATGGCCCCGTCCTTGTCGGTGTCCGCGATCACCCAAAGCTGCTCGGTGCCCGTGATGGCTTTCGCGGCGCCCGGGTCGCAGTTGTGCACGGTGTCCCCGTCCTCGGTCAGGTCTCCATCCTCGACGAGAATCTTGCCGCCCTTCTCTATCGTGTAGCCAAACCCCTGAGAGATATTTATCGCCGGCTCCGTGGTTGTATTGCTACGCGGCGCCTGGTGCCCTCCAATCGACTGCGGGGATTCATCGGGCTCCTCATCCCTCGTGCGGAAAGTTTGCTTAGGAAGCATCCTGGCGAGCCTGAGCGACTCGAGGAAGTCTTGCGGAGAAAGATGCTCGGAAGGGCCGAAGGTGATCGTGTCGCGGCCCGTTTGCAGATCCTGCGAAATCGTCTGGATCGTGCCGCCTGGGATCAGGACGGCTGTCCCATCGACGAGCTTGACCTTCTGGCCTACCGCCGGCGGGCCGTCCGGGATGATATCCGTGCCGTCGCGAAGCTCGATCGGCGTTCCGTCTCGAAGTGTGACCGCGCCGGGATCGTCGATGACCGAGCCCGCTTCTTCATCAATCAACGTAATCGTTCCTTCATAGGGGAGTGCATCGAGCGACTCATAATATGCTTGGGCCAGGCCAGTTGGGGTCGCCTCTGCAGGGGCTGATTTGACAACCTTCTTGTAAACCTTGTTCTGCGCGTTGGTCCCCGTGACTTCGATCGATACCCGGATTGCAGGGTAGGGCGTTCCCCCAACGTCTATCTGATCGGTAAAGATGGCCTTGGATGCGGCAGTTTGGGGATCGTTGTCGTAGGCAATGATCGCATCGATGCGCAGTCGTTCAGCCCGCACCCCCATCCAATCCTCAATATTCCCATCGAGTAGCTCCCGCGGATAGTCCGCCGGGTCGGTGGAATCGGCGAGCGTGTTCTCTGGGTCGATCGCTTCCGGAAGCGTGGAATCAGAGGGCCGCGCAAACTCGACGGTGAAACCTCCAACGATCCAATCGTCGAAAGCAAAGTTGTTTAGCCATGGCAGGTGATCGCGCATCCACCGTTCCATGTAGCCGCCATTGAAACCGAGCGAGGTCGTGCCCGTGGGGATGGCTCGCGTGCGGATCTTCTGTTTTTGGTGTGATCGAGCTGAACCTCTCAGCGGAATCGTTGCCACAATCCCGCCAGGAGCTCGGCCTGTGGCATCCGCCGGATAGATGTCGCTCTCGACGGTCGTGTAGGTGTTCCCGTCAAAGTCGTGATCCTTCTCGTATTTGAATTGGACGAACGGCGGAACCAGATCCTTCCGGTGAGTGTATCGCGTGCTGACGACTCGTCTATCCGTGGCATCTAACTCATAGAGCGTGGTCGGCTCCACAATGTGGAGGATGGGAGTTTCCGCGGAGTAATCGAAAGAAGCGACGGCGCCTGGATGCCAACGCATGATCGATCGCACGACTTCCGCGCACGTCTGATCCCGTCCCTCAACACTCCAGACTTGCTGGCCGGCGAGGACATTCCCGATGCCGAAAGGGGCGGCCAACCCTGCCTCCTGAACGGAGGCGATTACGTAGGCCAAGATCGCGTCGAGCTGGTCGCCGGTTGTGATCAGCGTGCCGGCGTCGTTCATCCCAAGCAGGACGTGAGAACGGAGCGCGGATTTCAGCTCGACGGGCGAACCGCTGACGCTGGCATCGAGATCAATCTCAGACCAGTTCTGTTGGAAGACGAGGTTTTCTAGATACCACCATGGCCCAGAGATCTCGAACGTCTGCCCCTCGGATCCATCCTGATCTCCGATCCATGGGAGCTTGGTGACGATCCCCTGAAACCATTTCAGGTTATTCCGGTAGACCTTAATCGTGTCCCCATAGGAAAATGGCGGGACAGGGTTTGCCTCAACCGGGCTGGCATCTCTGAGCTCGATGGGGGAGAGATCACGAAGCACGATGTTATCCACGCCATCGACATCTGGAACATCGACGATTTCGAGCGTCAGGACATCAGGTGTCATGCTCTGCACCCTGCGGGAAGCCATCGTCACTCCCCACGCCTCAGCGGATTGTCTCGTCCCCTTGTGCTCGATTTCCCAGAAGGCCATGGCTATCGCTGATTGCGCAGGTTTTTCACCTGCCCTTGAAGATTGTCTATGGTGGAGAGAGCGCGGGCCATCTCAGATTCCAGAGCAGCAGCCCGAGCCCCAACAGAAAGCAGCCCCTGAACGCCCGACTGTTGGGTTGCGAGGATTTGAGCAAGGATTCGGCGAAGGCTGGCCGTTTGCTCCTCAAGCACGGCACCGAGTCGCTGGGCATCCTCATTCGTCGATGTGACTGCCTGCTGAGTGATGTCGCCGACTCCCGCCAGGTTGCCCTGGCCGACTCCCTCAGAAACACCCTCAATCCTTCCTTGCTGGGCAGGATCAACGGCAATGGCCGCCAGTCGCTCCAGCGTGGCCGCGATTCCCCCGAGCACGTCGCCTCCTTGATCCTGTAGCGTCGAGAATCTATTCTCTTCAGCTTTCGCTCGCTCCTTCCGTTGGTTGGCCTGAGCCGAGGAAACCGCGCTCTGTGTCTCTCCTTGGGCAAGCTGGCCCTGGAGCCTGGCCTTTTCGCGCTGGAATTCGATCTCGTCTTGCAAAGCCCGAATCTCTCTGGCGTGGCCCGCCCGCGTAGCCTCAAATTCAGATGTTAGGTCGGTGACTTCCTGCTTGGCGTTGGCGAGTGCCTCCTGCGCTGATTTCAGCTCAGATCGGGCTTGTTTCTTCCTCTCGTCATCAACAGGTAATTCTTGGCCCCGCTTCAAATCAAGAAGCTGGCTTTCAAGCCGAAGGCGCTGGTTGCGAACCGACAGCTCAAGGAAACTTGGCCCCAAGCTTCCATCTTTTTGAAGATCGGCCTCACGCTTTTCCAGTCCGGCAATCTTTGTCTCAAGCCGATTGATGAAGTCTTGGCGGGCCGACCCCGGACGCCCCCTCAACTCCGCCTCAAGTGAGGCGATCTGATTGGCGAGCTTTGACTCCTGTTCAGCCTGAAACGATATCTTCTGTTGAAAATCAACACGCTGTTGCTCTGCCAGCTCCAGCGTCCGCTGGAGCCCCTGGATCGTGTTCTGTGAAGTGGCCTGGCCAGCGGCTTCCCTCGCTGCACCCTTCCGCCGCTCCTTCTCCAGTGGGCTCAGGGTTTTGTCTCCCTCGATCTCCTGAATCTGGAGTTTCAGCCGAAGGTCCACCAGTTCATTGGCTCGCGTGACATTCTTCTGAATCGACCGCTCAAGCCGATCGTAGTTTGCAGCCAACCGAGAAATGCTGGCCTCTGCTTCCTCCGCCCCCTGTTTGGCTGCTGCTTGCAGGTCAGCGACGATCTCCTTGACCTTCTCCGTCTCCTCTGCGGCCTTGTCCGCGATTTTCTCGATCTGCTGGGGCATCAGGCCCAGGAACCGGAGAGTGCCGATCAGTGCCGCCGTAAGGCCATTGAGCGAGGAAATCATCACCCTTACTCCCGCCTTGAACGGCGCTGCAAATGGAGTGGCCACGGCAGCGGTGAACTGCCCCCAGGCATCCCGAAGCGTCGAGATCAGACCGTTGATGGTCTTCGATCGACGCTCCATCTCGCCCTCGAAGCTCTTCAATGTAGATTCCAGCAATCCCCATGCCTCCTCCCCCCGAGTGCCTTCCTTGTGCAACTCACGGAGCTTGAATGAAGTGTCAGCCGAAATAAGGCCCAGCTCCTGAAGTCGGAGGGTTGATTCGCCAATCTCCCCTTTGCCGGATTTCAGGGCGGCATTGAGCCGGCCAACGTGGAGCGCCACATTTTGGATTGTCTGGTCGAGTGATTCGCCTGGCCGCTGGGCGACCGCCGCAGCATCACCCACAAGTCGCAGGCTCTCTTCGGCGCCGAGCGCGTTCCCCGAGAGCGTTTCAAGAACACGGCTGGCCGTTGCCAGTCCGGCGATTGAGAGCGGCGTCTTGGCCGCAAACTCGCGCATTTCCTGAATGCGCTGCTGTGCTTTGTCTACCGACCCAAGGAGTGTCGTAAAGGATGCCTCCAGATCCTCCGTGACGCCGATCGTCCCAATGCCCTGGCGGACGATTCCGACGAAGCCAAGAAACCCTGCGGCCAGTGCTGCAATCTTGACCGTGGCCGAGGAAGCTCCGGAAGCGATGGCATTGAAGAAACCACTGAGCCGGCCACCGACCGGGATGGCGTTGTTCAGCTCCTGAAGCTTGCCCTTCGTCCGGTCGATCCATTGCGTTCGCGGCCCCTTGGAAAGCTCGTCCTTGGTCCTTCGGATGGCCGGTTGAACCTGCTGCACCCGTTGTTTGAGCGTTCCGAATCGCTGCTGGAGTCGAGCCAGTCCGCGGTCATCGAGATTACCGACCTTGAGCCCCTTCAGGTCTTCCTTGGTCTTCGCAATCTGCTTTTGCAGTTTCCGGAATTCCCGAGTCCCAACGTCCGCTTTAGAGAGCGCGGCCTCTGCCTGCTTCAGCTCCTTCTCTAACTCATCGACGGACGTCTGCGCCTGATCGACGGTTTTCGTCAGGTTCTTGAGATCGGCCTGAGTCTTCTTGGCACCGTCTCCACGGGCCTTTGTCTCAATACCGATACTGTAGCGCTTGTCTTCAGCCATCGCGTTAGGACGGAGCGGTCACGATCTCCATTTGGCCGCCCATGATCGTGACGGTGTGGAAAGTAAGAGATGCCCGCGCCTCGCCGGGAGCGGACAGAATCACGGCGTCTTTGAGCGTCAGCTCATAGAGAGTCGCCGCCGGATCGGCGTTGCCTCGAATCTCGATTGAGCAATCACCGTTCGTCGTCGGCCAAGACTGAGGCAGTGCGAAAGCCCAATACTGAGCCAGCTCATGGGTCGCATAATTCTCAACCCTCGAAAACTGGATCTGATTGCGGATATTCGCTCGCCCGATGTTACGCTGATAGGTCGCACGAAGAGCCGGGACCACCTGAACATTTCTGACGTGTTCAGGCAGCCTCGGCTCAAATTCCATGTCGTGGGTCCAGTCGATCAACTCGACCCCACCTAGCGTAACTTTGATGCTAGAACATAGCCTTGCCACTGTGGTTCATCGGTTACTCGAGATTATCCACAGTGATCGTGCCGAGAGCAGCAGCATCCAGAACGGGGAAGGTGATCTGCGGGCGGACAATGCCGCGCTCGAAGTTCATTCCCTGAATGGTTGCGCTGGTCCAGAATTCGACATCGAGGATGGTGTCGCCATCAGCAACATCGAGCTGCTTCAGCCAGACCCAGCCCTCGACTTCATAGGCTCCCGCCATGACCTGGCCGGCGACCCCGGCAGTCAACTGGCCGGTTCCGAAGAGCAGTTCATAGGCGAGAAGATCGAGCTTGCTGAACGTGGCAACAAACTCCGTGCTCGCCTGCGTGACGACTGATCCCTTCTTGACGTAGGCTCCATTTGATCCTGGCGCGTAGGACTCGTCCTTCTGCACGTCAACATTCGAGGTGATTCCCTCGCAGTTTCCGAGCTCATAGGCGGTCCAGTTTGCGGCTGGATCGTGATCCGGTTTTGCGGTGATCGAAACCGTCGTGGCGTCGACCGTCGTCCCCTCCCGGATGAAGTAGACAAAATTTCCAACTCCTTGAGGCATGATTTTAGATGGTTATTGTTATGTTAAGACTGAGAGCGATTGACCAATCACCCGGTAGACAAAGAAAGGCTTGGGCACCTCGGATAAACGGAAGGCATCCTGGAAGGCGTATTTGAAACGAGTCTCTCCAGACGGGAACGTCTCGAAGATCAGGTCATCGAGCTTCACGATGATTTCGGCCACCACGTCCTCAACATCTCGAAGTTGAGCTACCACCGGCGAGCCATCAGAGAGAGTGAGGAAGTCACTGTCCCTTTCGGTGACGTTGACCTTCTCGCCCCATGGGTTGATCCAGAGATCAGTGACGATGGAGAGCCGCTTCGCTGGGTCGCGGTCCTCGTCGCCTTTGGTGAGTCGCTCGATGGAAACGAAAGCCGCCAGCCCTTTCAGCTTGGACGCCACATGCGAAGACATGTGGCCAGGCTCCAAGGGCCGGAATGGATACACGTGCTCTTGATTGTCAGCGAAAGCTGACGTGTCCTTGATCGCAGAGACGATCACCTCTTTGAGCACGGCAAGCGTCATCAGAAGTCGAGCTTGATCTCTCCGCCGTAGCAGAAAGAAGCGTTCCCCCCGGTTACAGATTCACCGTCTGAACTATTCGTTTCCGTTGTCGTCGATGCCTGGCCGGGCGTGATGTGATAGTGACCGCGTGCCGTGTCCCGAAGACGCTGGATGGCGATCTCGTAGGACTGGCGGCGGCTTTCGTTCATCACAAGATCGGCGCCGGCCAATCGGCCAGCGACTTTCTCCACGGCGATGACGATCGTCGTATCCTTCAACTCGGGCGGGATCAGAGTCGTATCTGAGTCCCGCTCGTTTTCTTTGATATATCCGCGAACCTCGGCCAAGGCCAGAGCGATCCCCGCGGTCACGGGGTCGCTCTGGCCATCTGCTAGATCGTAGGTGCTGACGCCATCATATTCGGGGCTTGAGAGCCTCGACTTGATGTCATCTGCGCTGATCGTGACCCAGGCCATTACTTGTCGGGAGAAGCGTTATTTCTTGGCGGTTCCAGAGGATTTGGCTGCGGCCTTCTTTGCGGGAGCTTTCACTTCCGGCTCCGTGGCCGTTTCCTTTTCAGCGGTTTTCACTTCCCGCTCCGTGGCCTTGGCCTCTTTCGGGGCAGGCTTCAGTTGCTTGAAATAAACTCCGCACTTCGTGACGCCGTTCTTGGGATCGAGCTTCACCCGATCACCTTTCTTGAGCACTTCGCACTCTTGCGTTACGAATTCCTCGCTCGTCACCTCATACTCTTTCAGGTCAGCCATTTCTCAGTCCTCCTGATGTTAGGTGAGCACGCTTGTGAGTTTGCGAACCAAGGTGGATCCCGTCTTCTTCACGTCCGTGTTGTGACGCACGGTGTGGATGTCCGATCGGATGTCTTGGTCTCGGTGACTCTCGACGATCACGTCGATGTCATCTTCCATTCCACTGTCCTCGGCCCAGACGAAGGTCCGGAAGGCGTTGGGGGCCTCGAGGTCTGCGGTGTTGTTCACGTGCGCCAAGACCACCGTGTCACCCCAGATTTGGGACAAGGAGGAGGTCAACCCTTCCTCGGCGGTGTCGTGATACTCGCCCGCGATGATGACGTTCGGAATCCGGAACACGCGAGCCAGGTCTTCCGCTCCAAGAACCGCGACCTGCGAATACTTGAAGAGATCGACCAACGTGGAGTGGTAGAAGAGAACCTCTGCCACTTCGCGAGTCAGAATCATCGTATTGGCGTCGATCCCCGAAGCATCGCGCAGTGCGGTCCGCTGTGTTTTGATGTCAGTGATCGGCGTTCCGCCTGCGTCCCACTTCGTGGAGGGCGTTGCGCTTCCAACCGACCCATCGTCAACCAGAGCCTTCACTTCCAGCTCGTGGTTATAATGGATCACAGACATGGCGCGACGGATAGCCGCCTGGTCAGCGTCAAACTGGGAGCGGTATTTCTTGCGCTCCGTGTCGTCGATTTTGACGGCATGGCCCTTGTCCTCACAGTTGTAGGTGTCACTCGACAGAGTGATGGAGCTGTGAGTGTAAGGCGTGCCTGGCGCACGCATGATGTTGGTCGGACGGCGAAGCAGGTTCTCTTTCGAGAAGATCGGATACTTGGCCGCCTGCTCACCAGTGCGGAACATCGGAGCCAGCGCATGGCCAGCCCATTGAGTGCCATCATTCCAGTGCTCATACGCAAGCTGCGACAAGACTGGATTGAAGGTTGCGGTAGTGCTTACAGACATTGTTTATTGTCTCCTTTTCTCAGGTAAATGGTTAGGACGCAGCCATGAGGTCATGCGCAATGAGAACATCGAGGATGTCGTTGATGGCGGAGCGGGCCTCAGCGTCTTGAGTTGCTCCACCGGAAGGATCAGCGATGAAGGTGCTTTCGGCAGCCTTGTGCTCAACGGTGTGCGGGATGGCAAGGAACCGCTGATCGTCAGCCGTGTTCCCCTGGTAGAGCGAGCGGCCAAGGACGATCCCTGAGCCAGCGCTTCCAACGGGCGCCACTTTGCCTCCAGCCGCCGCGATGAACTTGCCGCCCTTGGCGATCACGCCATTGGCAACGAATCGAGCGGTGCCAGGCTGGCCCAGCAGGCGGATTCGGACATATTCAGAATCAGCAGAAAGGCGGCCCTCATAGGTGCCGATTGCATTTGCTGCGGTGGCCAGAATCTTGCAGGTGTCCTCGGCGGTGCCGAGCTCCACAAGGTAGCCTTCCTTTCCGCTGAGTTGGCCCGCGGTCTCCTCCTTGAGAGTGATATAGGGGCCTTCAGTTACTCCAGTAGTGTTCATGGTAGTCTAAAGTCGTTGTTGTTTGTCGGTTAGTTTTTGGACGACCGATGAGCCTGGAGAATGGCCTGGGTCGCTTCGATTTGAAGCGCTGCGCCTTCCTGACCGAGCCCCATTTGGGTGTGATAGTCCTGGTAAGATTGGGTTCCCATCTGGCGGATGGCATCGCCCACATTTTTGGCCTTGCCTGCCTGCACGAGATCGCGAGCACGTTCGAGCAGCGATTTGTCGCTATCGTCGATATCCTCTGCGGGGCCGGCCTTGGCCGCCTTCACGACGGGCTTTTCCAAGTCAGAGGCAGGAATGCGATTCATGATCGCCTTGGCCGTCTCGGGGCTGGATAGGAACTGCTCGCGCATCGAGGCCTTGAAATCCTCATCCTTCGGCTTGATGCGCCCGGCCTTTACGTGCTCCTCGATGAAAGCATCAGCTTGAGCTTCCTTCATGGCTTGCACTTGCGCCAGGGCGTCTTCTTTCTCCTTCTTAGCGGTTACGAGGGCCGCTTGAAGGTCCTTGTCTTGCTCTTTGGAACGGGAGGCGGTGATATGCTCGGCAATCATCGCCGCGGCCTTCTCAGGATCCTTGGCTTGCTCTGCGGTAATCACCCCCAGCTCCACGAACTTGGTTAGGTCCATTGGTTTCTGTGTTGGTGGTTGCTTGGGTTCTTTCGCAGCCCTCTTGGCGGCGATAGATTCGATGCTCTCGAAGGCCGGATCGCTCACCAGCCCGCCGATTGCTTTGCTTGATGGGTGTAGCCCTAACGGTTTACCCTCCGGGGAGAGGAGAAACTCAGGGGAGAAAAATTGAAGCTCTTTGTCTTGGATCGATTGCTTGGCCGCCGTGGTCCATTCGGACTCACAGATGAGCCCTCGCTCTTCATCCCAAAGGAAACGTTTAGGATGGCCCGCCGCTCGGCCTCCCTCATGCAGGTAATCGAAGAACGGGGGAACGTTTTGCGCTTGAAGGGCCTCGAGGTCCGCCTGGAAGACCTTCTCGATGCCGGCTTCCACAACCACCTCACGAGTGGCGGTCTGACCGTTCACTTTGGCCGTGATCGTGTGCCGCCCTTTGGGAAGATACTGGATCAGCCTTTTCGGCTCTTTGGAGTCGGACGCAATGAGTGCCGTCGCAAATCCAGCCTGAATGAGATCGCCCTGCATGGTATCTCCCACCAAGGACTGAAAACAACCCTGCGGAAAGGCTGGCAAATGGGCGTTGCTCGGCCTACCATCTCAAGAATGAGCGACTCTCAGTATTCAGGAGCCCGAATCAAATTTCGCTGCGGTGAGAAGGATTATGATATCAAGGTTAAGGAAGAAGACGCTTCCATATCCATTGACCAAGAAGTCTGCTACAAGGATGAGGATGGCATTTATTA